AAAATGTTTACGGATAAGATAGTACCTATAAGTATTAACTATCCGTTTTTCTTTAAACCTATACAGGATGGTATGGATCGTCCTAAGTCAGAGCTAGCTTATCGTATACCAGCTAAAAAGTTTACGCGTCGCAAAATGCGTGAGACAGAAGTTGAAGATGATATGCAAGGTCTTGACACTACTATTGACTGGAAGAACACTGGTGATAACAGTTATGATGGTGAGAAGCTAGCGTTGCTAGTACATGATGAAAGTGGTAAGTGGGAGAGGCCAGATAATATACTTAACAACTGGCGAGTAACTAAAACTTGTTTAAGGTTAGGTGGTAGAATAGTAGGTAAGTGTATGATGGGATCAACGTCAAATGCTTTAGACAAAGGTGGTGATAATTTTAAGAAGCTTTACAATGACTCCAATGTTGCAAAGAGAAATAGAAATGGACAGACAAAGAGTGGTTTATATTCTTTGTTTATCCCAATGGAGTGGAATTATGAGGGATTTATTGACGAGTTCGGACTTCCAGTCTTTGATACACCAATCAATGATAGGCGAGGACCTCACGGTGAATTAATAGATGTAGGTGTTGTTGATTATTGGGACAACGAAGTTGAAGGTTTAAAAGAAGATCAAGATGCACTTAATGAGTTTTACAGACAATTTCCTAGAACAGAAGAGCACGCATTCAGAGATGAAACGAAAAACTCTTTATTTAATCTTGTTAAAATCTACGAGCAAGTTGATTACAATGAGGGAAATAGAAATTCATCTGTATTAACTACAGGTAACTTTCAATGGGTTAACGGTGTTAAAGATACGCAAGTAGTTTTTAATCCAGACCCTAGCGGTAGGTTTAAAGTTAGTTGGGTGCCTAACGGCAACATGCAGAATAACGTAATATTAAAAAATGGAATTAAATACCCTGGCAATGAACACGTTGGAGCTTTCGGGTGCGATAGTTACGACATTAGCGGCACTGTTGATAATAAAGGGTCTAAAGGAGCGTTGCACGGATTAACTAAGTTTAGTATGGAAGATGCTCCGGCTAACACTTTCTTTTTAGAATATATAGCTAGACCGCAAACCGCTGAGATATTTTTTGAAGACGTGCTAATGTCTTTAGTATTTTACGGCATGCCAATACTAGCAGAGAACAATAAACCTAGATTACTATACTACTTAAGGCGTAGAGGTTATAGAGGTTTTAGTATGAACAGGCCTGACAAGATATGGAACAAGCTTTCTGTTACAGAAAAAGAAGTTGGTGGTATGCCAAACTCTAGTGAAGATATAAAGCAAGCACACGCTGCTGCTATTGAAATGTATATTAATGATCACGTAGGTTTACTTCAAGATGGTACATATGGTACTATGTATTTTAATGAAACATTGAATGACTGGAGTAAGTTTGATATAAATAAGAGAACTAAGCACGATGCTTCTATTAGCAGCGGCTTAGCTATAATGGCTTGCAATAGGCATTTATATAGACCAAATCCTGAAACTAAAAAACAACCACTAGGTATAAGTATATCTAGATATGATAACAAAGGAATATCATCTAAAATAATAAAACAATAAATTATGGCGTATACGGCGGGTTATAATTATTTTCCCTCTCAAGCAGTTAGTGATCTAGAAAAAATGACTCAAGAGTATGGGCTTAAAGTAGCTAGAGCTATACAGTCAGAGTGGTTTGGCGGTAAGACATCTCGGTATCAAGAAGGCTACGGTCAGCGTAGTAGATATGGAGACTCTATGCACAACTTCCACAACTTAAGACTTTATGCTAGAGGCGAGCAGTCTATAGAAAAATATAAAAACGAGTTGTCTATAAACGGTGACTTAAGCTACTTAAACTTAGACTGGAAACCTGTACCTATAATATCTAAATTCGTTGATATTGTTGTTAACGGTATGTCTCAAAGAGACTTTCAAATTAATGCCTTCTCACAAGACGATTTTGGTGTAGAAAAAAGAACTAAATACATGGAGTCTATTCTTAATGACATGAGATCTAAGACTTATAAAGACTCTGTGCTTCAAAACTTTGGTTTAAATATATACGAAAACAATAGAGAAGAACTACCTGACAGTGAAGAAGAGTTAGCACTTCACATGCAACTTAATTATAAGCAAGCTATAGAAATAGCTGAAGAGCAAGCTATAAACGTTTTAATGGAAGGTTGTGATTACGACTTAGTAAGACGTAGAACTTTATATGACTTAGTAACAATAGGTATTGGTGCTACTAAAACTAGTTTTAATTATAGTGATGGCGCTAAAGTAGAGTATGTTGACCCAGCTAATTTAGTTTATTCTTACAGTGAGTCACCATATTTTGAAGATATATATTATGTAGGTGAAGTTAAAACAATACCTATAAATGAACTTGTTAAAGAGTTTCCTGATTTAACAGAGTCTGAAGTAGAAGATATATTAAAAAATTCTACCGCATATGTCGACTCTATTGTAAAGCAAAGACCTAACGAAGTTTCAGTGCTTTATTTTAATTATAAAACAAACGCTAACGATGTTTACAAAATTAAAAAGACTGGATCTGGTGCCGACAAAGCAATAAAAAAAGATGACACGTTTAACCCGCCTAAAGATATGGACGGAGAGTTTTCTAAGTTAAATCGTGTTATGGAAGTAATGTATGAAGGTGTTTTAGTTTTAGGTACAGACAAGTTATTAAAATGGCAAATGGCTTCTAATATGATGAGGTCTAAGTCTGACTTTGGTAAAGTTAAAATGAATTATAACATTGTAGCACCTAGGATGTATGAAGGTAGAATACAGTCTGTTGTTAGTAGAATAACTGGTTTTGCTGATATGATACAGTTGACTCATTTAAAGCTACAACAAGTTATGAATCGTATGGTACCTGATGGTGTTTACTTAGATGCTGATGGTTTAGCTGAAATAGATTTAGGTAACGGTACAAACTATAATCCTCAAGAAGCTTTAAATATGTTCTTCCAAACAGGTTCGGTTATTGGTAGATCTTTTACTTCTGACGGTAACCCTAATCCTGGTAAAATACCTATACAACAAATACAAAGTGGTAGTGGTGGTAATAAATTACAAACTTTAATAGCTACGTATAATTACTACTTACAAATGATACGTGATGTAACCGGGCTTAACGAAGCTAGAGATGCATCGACTCCAGATAAAAACGCTTTAGTTGGTATACAAAAGCTAGCAGCTGCAAACTCAAACACTGCTACTAGACACGTACTGCAAGGTATGATGTATTTAACAGCTGAAGCTGCAGAGTGTTTATCACTTAGAATATCTGACATATTAGAGTACTCTCCAACTAAACAAGCTTTTATTAGAGCTATTGGAGCTCACAATGTTGCTACTCTCAACGAGTTAAAAGATTTGTATTTATACGATTTTGGTATATTTATAGAATTAATGCCAGATGAAGAAGAAAAACAATTACTCGAAAACAATATTCAAGTTGCACTTAGTCAAGGTTTAATAGATCTTGATGATGCTATAGATCTTAGAGATGTAAGAAACATTAAACTCGCAAACCAGCTTTTAAAAATAAGAAGACAGAAAAAACAGGAAAGAGATCAACGAATACAGCAACAAAATATACAAGCTCAGTCTCAAGCAAATGCTCAAGCACAGCAAGTTGCAGCTCAAGCAGAGGTTCAGAAAAACCAAGCTCAAGCACAAACTGCTGCTCAACTAGAACAAACAAAAAATCAATTAAAAATTCAATACTTGCAGCAAGAAGCTCAACTTAAAAAAGAACTTATGCAGCTAGAGTTTGATTTAAATACTAAGCTTCAGTCTGGAAAACAAGTGATGAAAGACAAGCAAGAGTTTATGAAAGAAGATCGAAAAGATCAAAGATTAGATAAACAAGCTGAAAATCAAAGAGCAATAAAAGAGGGGAAACCGATTAAAAAGTTTGAATCATCAGGTAATGATTTATTAACAGGTGGAATAGGTTTATAACTACCACTGATTTATTATTTTATAAAATTATATTATGGAAGTAACTAAAGTAAATTTAGGCTCAGAAGAGCCTGAAGTCTATAAAGTAGACTTAGACAATCCACCAGTTCAAGAAACTGAAGAACAAACCAATGAAACTAAAGAAACAACAGCTGACTCAGCAGGAGTGGTGGGAAGCAATGAAAACACCGGATCCACAGAAGAACAAGAAGAAGTACAACCGCAAGCAGAAGTACAAGAAACAGACGTACCAGTATTAGAAGAAATAACTGAAGACCAAGTTCAAGAAAAAGTTGATCAAGTCGAAGAAGCTGTTGAAGAAGCTGTAGCTGAAGCTCAAGCAACTGGAAAACCTATACCTGAAAACATACAGAAGTTAATTAACTTTATGGATGAGACAGGTGGTGATCTACAAGATTATGTTAGGCTAAACACTGACATTAGCAAGTTAGATACTACAGATGTTCTTGATGAATACTACAAGCAAACTAAACCACATCTATCAGCTGAAGAAAGAAGTTTCTTATTAGAAGAAACATTTAGTTATGACGAAGACGTTGATGATGCTAAAGATATTAAAAGAAAAAAGATAGCGTTAAAAGAAGAAGCTGCAAAAGGTCGTAAGTATTTAGAAAATCAAAAAGCTACTTACTACGAGGATATTAAAGCTGGCGTTAAGTTGACGCCAGAACAACAGAAAGCTGTAGACTTTTTTAACAGATATAACAAAGACTCTAAAGCTCAACAAGAAGCTACAGAGAAAAGTACAAAAGCATTCAGACAGAGAACAGATGCTGTATTCAATAATGAGTTCAAAGGTTTTGATTTCAACGTTGGAGACAAAAAGTATCGTTACAATGTTAAGAATATAAATGAGATTAAGACAACTCAAAGCGATTTAAACAATTTTGTCAATAAGTTTATTGGCGAAGATAATACTATTAAAGATGCTGCTGGTTATCATAAATCTCTGTTTACTGCGATGAATCCAGATGCTATCGCAAAACACTTTTACGAACAAGGCAAAGCTGATGCTATAAAGCAAAGCGTTGCGGAAGCTAAAAACGTTGACACCGGGGCGAGGTCGTCTCATGGTGAAGTTACAGCTGGAGGTATAAAAGTAAGAGTGCTAGGTGATGACACTAATTCATTAAGGTTTAAAATGAAAAGAAAAAAATAATTAATTTTAAAATTTAAAAATTATGGCAATTTCGAATCCTGGTGGTAATTTGAATAGTGTGCCTGCTCCAATGCAGCAAGCAACGACTTCAAACTATCTAGATTTTACGTCTGGCGCAAATGACTGGGCGCAACAATACTTACCAGACCTAATGGAAAAAGAAGCTGAAGTGTTCGGACCAAGAACTATTTCAGGTTTTTTATCTCAAGTAGGTGCTGAAGAAGCAATGACATCTGACCAAGTTGTTTGGTCAGAACAAGGTAGATTACACCTTTCTTACAAGTGTAAAGTATCTACTACAGGTAGTGGTCTTAACTCTAGCTCTCAAATATTAATTCAAGGTGATATTGATTTAGCAGACTCTGACAACTCTGGTATTTCTAATAGTCACACTGGAGAGGTAAGACATGGTGTTAGAACTAATGATACAATAATTATATCTGACGCTACTAACGGTATCGTTAAAGCTGTTGTTACTAAAGTTGATGGTGATACTATAGATGTTTCTCCTTACGGTTCAGATACTTTAACTGGAACTACAGCAAACCAAGCAACTACTATTTTAGTTTACGGATCTGAATATTCTAAAGGATCTACTTATGTTGCTGCTGCCGGTGCTGCTGCTTCTGACTCAAGACCAGCAAACGAGCCTAGATTTAAGTCTTTTACTAACAAGCCTATTATTATGAAAGACTATTACGAAGTATCAGGATCTGATGCATCTCGTATTGGTTGGGTTGAAGTTTCTTCTGAAGGTGGAGCTTCTGGTTACTTATGGTATGTAAAAGCTGAATCTGATACTCGTGCTCGTTTTAACGATTACGTTGAAATGGCAATGCTTGAATCTGAGTTGTCTGCTTCTGACGGTGCTAATACTTTACTTGATGCTAACTCTACTATATTGAGCCACAGTGGTTCTTATGGTACTGAAGGTTTATTCGCTGCTATTGAATCTAGAGGTAACATTACTTCTGGTATTACAGGCGTTAACGCTGCTACTGATTTAGCTGAGTTTGACGCTATACTAGCAGAGTTTGACAAGCAAGGCGCTATTGAAGAAAATATGTTGTTTGTAAATAGAGCTTCGTCTCTAGCTATTGACGATATGTTAGCTTCTATGAATTCTTACGGAGCTGGTGGTACTTCTTACGGAGTATTTGACAACGACGAAGATATGGCTTTAAACTTAGGTTTTTCTGGTTTCAGAAGAGGTTCTTATGACTTCTATAAATCTGACTTTAGATACTTAAATGATAAAGCTACTCGTGGTGGTATTAATGATGCTAATGCAGCAAATGCTATTAGAGGGGTTATTATTCCTGCTGGTTCTTCATCTGTTTATGATCAAACAGTTGGTGCTTCTATTAAGCGTCCGTTCTTACACGTGCGTTATAGAGCCTCACAAACTGATGATAGAAGAATGAAGACTTGGGTAACAGGTTCTGTAGGTGCTGCTACGTCTGCTTTAGATGCAATGCAACTACATATGTTAACTGAAAGATGTTTGATCACTCAAGGTGCGAACAACTTTATGTTGATGAAGTAATATAGGTTGGGGCTTCGGCCCCACCTTATTTTTTAATTTTTATTTTATTATATTATGGCAAAAAAGAAAACAACAGCTACTAAAGTGGTTGAACAAGTAGTGGAGCAATCTGTTGAAACTATAGTTGCACCACCAAAACCAAAAGTTCAAAAAGAAATTAAACCTTCTTGGGAAGTAAAAGACAGGATGTACTACTTGAAAGGTAATAAAAAGCCTTTATCTAGAAGTATTAAAAGTTCTGGTGTTTATTGGTTTGATGAAACTAAAGGTTACGAAAGAGAGTTAAAATACTGTGAAAATCAAAGAACACCATTTGTGGATGAAATGAATGGTGATCAAAGATTAGCTCATATTGTTTTTAGAAACGGAGCTTTATTTGTTCCTAAAAATAAAACAGTTTTACAAAAATTACTTTCTTTATATCATCCAAATAGAAACCAGTTGTACTATGAATATAGTCCTCAAGAAGTAGCTAAAAATGAAATTGATATTCTTGAACTTGAAATTGAAGCTTTAACTATAGCTAAAGACCTAGACATTGAAATGGCTGAAGCTGTAATGAGAGTTGAAATAGGATCTGAAGTTTCTAACATGAGTTCAAAAGAACTTAAAAGAGATTTATTACTTTATGCTAAAAGAAACCCTGAGTTATTTTTAGATTTAGTTAATGATGACAATGTTCAATTAAGAAACTTTGGTATTAAAGCAACTGAACTAAACATTATAAAGTTATCTTCTGATCAACGCTACTTTATGTGGGGATCTAACGATAGAAAACTTATGACAGTTCCGTTTGACGAACACCCATACTCTGCGCTTGCACAGTGGTTTAAAACTGATGAAGGTATGGAAGTATATACTAATATAGAAAAAAGATTACAATAAATTTATTATCTTATAGATTTATGTAATAATATATTGAAGGTTAAACATAAACCATTAAACCGTAAACTGTAAGCCTTAAATCATAAACAAATTATTTATTAATCCATTAAAAAAAGAAACAAATGGACAGATTTATTTACATTAGAAACGCGGAAGATGACGCGTACATGAATACAGCTGCTAACTACAAAGGATCTACACAAGTAGCATCTGGAGCAGTAAAGCTTTTCTTTGATGCTGCAGCTGGTGCAGCTGGTAATAACGGCGGTTTTGACGAGATTACTTTAGCTGTAACTGCTAATAAAGAAAAAGAAGCTATGTTAGCAATTGGTGGGGCTTTAGCTGGTGGTAAACCAGGTTCAACCGTTATTGTTGCTGATGAGTTTGGCTCTGCTTTCTGCGATGACACTATTCTAAGTGTTACTACTATTACTAAAAACAATGCAGGTAATGCTCTTAAGCGTCTTATAACTTGGAGTGCAGATCTTGCTTTAGAACCTTCTGACAGCGGTGCTTGGGTTTATGCTTCTGATGCAACCGCAGGTGATATAAGATTACCTGCCGCGTCTGGTAATGCTGGAGTTTTTTATGAAATATTTATTCAGAAAGCACAAACAGGTGATACTCACATTTTAGCTGAAGCTGGTGACTTCTTTGAAGGAGCTTTACTTATATCTGACGCTGACACAGCAACAGAAAATTTATTTTATGCAGTAGCTAATACGGCTGAAGATGATGTTATTAATTTAGACTCTGATGCAAAAGGTAGATTAGCTGGTGGTTTTATTGAGTTAGTTTGTGATGGGACTAAATGGCACGTACAAGGTAGACTAAATGGTACTGGTACTTTAGGAACACCTTTCCATACTGATGAATCTTAAAATTTAGATTTAATAGCGCAAGATTTGCGTTTGATATTAATAGCCATCCTTTCGGGTGGCTATTTTTTTTTTAGGGTAATTAAACACTCTAATATGTAATACTCTATTTATAGAAAAGTAAATAATAAAATAACAAATTATGGCACAAAATCTTAATCAAATAGATATAGGTCAAAGCGGTGGAGCTTTCATAAATGATCAAGGCGCTTTTACTCCACCTACCGGTAAAGTAGTTACTGCTATACAAATAGTAACAGCTGATAGTACTTTTGCAACACTAACACCAGCTAACAGTGATGGATTACATTACCCTGGTACTACTAAAGACGCTTCGGCAACTGGTAATGGTCTTAACGCTGAAGCTATAAATAATGGTGGTGCTACTCAATTTCCAGCAGGTATGATAATCTACGGTAGATTTTCAGCTATAACTTTAGGTGCTAGTAGTGCTGTAATTGCATACTTTAGCGAAGAGTAATGGAAATATTTAAAAATAACAATGACTGGAACGAAAAAGCTGTAGTAGGCTTTATAGCGTTTGCAGTTATGTGTTTAATAATGGTAGCTGATTTAGTTACCGGTTGGATAGGTCAAGATTTAATAATAAACGAATACGTATACAACTCGTTTGTTTGGGTTGTACTTGGTTGCTTCGGTATATCAGGCGTAGAAAAGTTTGCTAAAAAATAAGTTATGGCTTTTAAATTAAAACAAAGTCCAATGAAGAAGATTAGCGCTGCTTGTAAAGCTGCAGCTAAACGTAAGTTTAAGGTTTGGCCTTCAGCTTATGCTTCTGGTTGGGGTGTTAGATGTACAAGAGCTGGTGGCCCTAGTAGATTTGGCGGCGGCAAAAAGAAAAAGAAAAAGTAACATGGCTTTTAAACTTCGAAATAAAAATATAGCTAGCGTGATTAAAGAGCTTAGAAAAGCTAGCAAGACTCACGCAAAGCAAGCTGACAAGTTAGAAAAAATAAATAGCTCGCCAGTAGCTAAACGTATGGGTAAGTTTCAAGAGTCTGACGCTCCAGACGCTAAAGGTAAGTTTAGAGATTTGTCTGCACCAGCTCTAGCTAGTTGGATGATTAAATCTCGTAAAGGTAACTTATCAAAAATCATTAGCAGTTTAAATCAACAAGTAGTTTTTAGAAGAAATAAAGATCCTAAGTACGCGTCTAAGATGCGTAAAGTAATGGATATTGTTAGAAAAAGATTAGGTAAGAAAGATGAGTAAAAAAGATCCTGTAGTTGGTACTGGTAAGAAACCTAAAGGTAGTGGCAGGAGATTATATACAGATGAAAACCCTAAAGACACTGTATCTATAAAGTTTGCTACAGTTGCTGATGCTAGAAAAACAATAGCTAAAGTAAAAAAAATAAACAAACCATACGCTAGAAAAATACAAATACTCACAGTGTTAGAGCAGAGAGCTAGAGTTATGGGTAAGATGGAGCAAGCTAGATTAGCTAAACAAGCTAAACAACAATTAAAAAAACAGCATGAGTTACGTTCAAAAAAATAATCCTATTAAGAAGGTTAAAGGCGGAGGTACAAAGAAAGTTTGTCTACCTGCTGCTAAAGTTCGTAGTATGAGTGCTAGTGAAAGAGCTAAAGTAGTTAGAGCTAAACGCACTGCTGCTAGAAGTGGTAAGTATAGAAGATCAGGTAAGTCTAATGTTAAAGGTGCTAGAAGAAAAGGTGCTACATTAAGAGATTGGTTTCAAAAAGAAAACTGGGTGCAAGTTGGTAATCCTAGTAAAAAATGTGGTGAAAAATAATGGCATACATACAAAAAAATAATCCATACAAAGTTACTTCTTGCGGTAGACGTAGAACGTTTATGCAAGAAGATAGTCCTTTAAATAAAGGTAGATGTTATGATGGATTTAAGCCTAATCCAGACGGCAGACCGGCTAGTGCAAAAGGTAGTTGTGTACCAATAAAAAAACTTAGAAAAACTACTAGAGGTAAAGGTAGACATTTTTTAAGTGCTAAAGAAGGTGCTGGTATGACTGCTGCTGGTAGAAAAGCTTATAAAAAAGAAAATCCAGGTAGTACATTATCTGCACCTGTAACTGGTAAAGTTAAACCCGGTAGTAAAGCAGCTAAGCGTAGAAAAAGTTTCTGTGCTAGATCAAAAAGCTGGAAAAGCAAAAGAGGTTTAGCCGCGAGAAGAAGATGGAAATGTTAAATATAAATAATAAAATGAAAAAAACAATTTACCTTTTACTACTTTTTACTACAACTTCTTTAGCTCAAGATGGTACGCTTGACTGCAACGGCAACGATGTTACTGGTGTTGAGACTTGGATAGGCGATGGTTTCTGCGATGATGGTGCTTACTCATGGAACGGTTATGACGTTTACTTTAACTGCCCTGAATTTAATTTTGATGATGGTGACTGTCCACTACCTATAACAGACACTGTATTTGGCTGTATGAATTTTATGGCTTGGAACTACGTGCCTGAAGCAAACTTTGAAGATGGCTCGTGTGATATGCCTATTATAGGTTGTATGGATTCTGAAGCTATAAACTATAACCCACTAGCTGAAGTAGATAATGGCGGTTGTGCTAACACACAATGCCAAGATGGAGAAGCTAAGATGCTTTTTGAAATAACGCTAGATCAATATCCAGGTGAGACAGGTTGGATATTAACAGATATATCAAATGGACAACCAGTAGCAAGTGTTTCACCTGGTGACTATTCTTACGATCAAGCTAATACTACAATACCATATCAGTTATGCGTTCCTGAAACAGGAGTAGAACTTATATTAAGTGATACCTATGGAGACGGCATGACTGGTTCGTTATTTAATAACGACTCTGATGATGGTAGATTTACCATACTAGCAGACTTAGAGCCTTGTGGAAGCCCTGATGTTATATGGGAATTAGAAGATGCAGACTTCGGTAGTGCAGCTTACTCAGGGCCTATATGGTTAGAACACTGTGATATACCAGTAGAGTATGGCTGTATGGATAATAGCTATATGGAGTTTAATCCTTTTGCTCAAGTAGATACTGGTAGTTGTATAACACCTCATGTTGTAGGTTGTATAAACTGGAACTCTTTTAATTATGATTCATTAGCTACGTTAAACGAGATAGTACCTATATGTGAGTACAGGATGGTTTTAAATGATAGTGGTGGTGATGGCTGGGGTAATTCACACCTAGTTATTACGCAAGGTGACAGTATAATCGGTGTGTATACGTTAGGACCTGGTATATACGAAGAAGTTAAATGGTTGTATCTTAGAACAGATATACCTATTGAAATAAAATACTTTGAAGTAGGACCACCACAAGTACCACAAGAAGAGTTGGAGTTTCAAACGATGCACAACTCTTTCTTTTTGTTTAATGATGCCGTAGATTTATTAATATCAGGTGGTGCTAATCCTTTTGCGTTTAATGGAGCTGGTGCACTTCAACCGTTTGAACCACCGTTTTGGCACGTGTACACTGCTTTACCTTATTGTGGTGATTATTGTATAGACGTGGTTGAAGGTTGTATGGATGAAGACGCTTTGAATTATAACGCTAATGCTAACACAGACAGTGGTGATTGTATTCAGCCTGTTTACGGATGTACAAATGAATTAGCATTTAACTATGATTCATTAGCTAACGTAGATGACGAAGGTTGTATACCTGTAGTTGTAGGTTGCATGGATATTATAGCTTGGAACTATAACGGTTTGGCTAACACATCAGATGGATCTTGTTTGTACTTTGGTTGTATGGATCCTGAAGCAGATAACTATGATGCAAACGCTAATGTAGACAACGGCGGTTGTTTTACAACAGTATTAGGTTGTACAGATCCAGAAGCTTTCAATTACAACGCTGAGGCTAACACAGATGACTTCTCTTGCATCGAAATACTTTACGGATGTATAGACTCATCAGCGTTTAATTATGATCCTCTAGCAAACACTAGTAACGATAATTGTTTAGAAGTTATAGAAGGCTGCATGGATAATCAAGCTTACAACTATGACGAGTTTGCTAATACAGAAAGTTATAGCTGTTTATATGACGCGGTTTGTATTGATGGGCCTGGTATTCCCTACTGGTTAAATGACACGTGTTACGCTTGGGTGATTATGGTTGATCCTTATTGTTGTAATAATAGTTGGGATGAAAAGTGCCAGCAGTTATATTGGAGGTGCAACGATGATTCTGAGCTTGATGTTAGAGATTTGATGAGAAGTAACGGTGTAGCTTTATATCCTGTACCTGTTGATGATTACTTAAACATACTTACTAAAAGTAAAGTAGCTATAGA